CACCAGCAGTTCCACCAGCAGTTCCACCAGCAGTTCCACCAGCAGTTCCACCAGCAGTTCCACCAGCAGTTCCACCAGCAGCACCACCACCAGCAGCAGCACCGCCAGCAGCACCACCAGCAGCACCAGCAGCACCACCAGCAGCAGCCGTAGAGTTTGATAACGATCCAACGAATGCTTTGAAACTTGTGAGGAATGTGTCATCTACATCTTTCTTAAGGCTATCAGAGTATAATTCAGATTCTTTTTCTTTGAATTCAACATGGAGTTCGGAAAGAGATTGTGCGTTTAGTTCATTCATATCGGACGTTTTGTCTGATACAAAATTATAAAAACGCAATTCTTGGCATTCTGCGGATTTGTACATATCAGTCAAGAGAGCTGCTTCTTTAAAAGCGGCCTCGTCGTCTGGATATGTATTCATATCCTTCAACCAATTCTTTGCTTTATTTTTGTATGCTTTATCAGAAATAAAATCCCATTCGTTCTCAAACGTGTATATACCTTTCTCGTTTTCAAACAATTTAATCATTTTGATATCAGAGTTGATAGAATTGTGATAAGCATTTATCGCATTCCATTCATCAATATCTTTACGTGTCATTTTTGGTTTTTCATCTACAGACCACTTTGAATGAAAGGCGTCTAATCGTGCTTTGTATGAAAATATGTCTTTTATTGGTTTGGCTGTTGATTTTTTAGATATACCACTCTTTGCGAGCCCGGCAACATTTAAATTTTTGCATATGGAAAAATACCTGTTTGTATCATTCCTTGTCAAATCGATATTTAAGGCAGTAAAAAATATAAACACCGCAAGCACTACTGCCGAACCAATTGCCATATAAGGAAGTCTGTCCCAGTTTCCAAACGAGTAGAATTCCATTCCGATTCTTTCTCTGAAATAAAAGAAAATATTAGATGCGAACGTCCATACCATCACTGATATAGCGAGATACATATAATTTCTCGTGGTCTTTCTATCTTCACATTTCTTCCTTGATACTTCTCTGATATTGAATACAGAAGAAAATATTGTAAGACCCATAATGAAAAATGCGTTTATGACATACGTCAATTTAATGGCCTCCATTTACAATTATAATATACAATATTTTAATGACAAAGTATTCTATTGTACTTGAAGGTGGTGGAATTAAAGGCATCGCCCACGTAGGGGCTCTACAAGCTTTACAAGAAAAAGGATTATACGATACCATAAAACATGTTGCTGGGACAAGTGCCGGTTCACAAGTAGCAACATTGTATGCGGCTGGGTTTTCTCAAGAAGAAATACGTCAGTTAGTTGAGAATACTCCCTTTAAAAAGTTTTCCGATTCATCATTTGGGTGTATAAGAGATATATTCAGATTATTTACACGTTTTGGGTATCATAAGGGTGACTTTATGGAGGTATACATGAATGAAATTCTGAATAAAAAATTCAACATACCAAGAATGACATTTAAAGAACTTTTCGATAAGACGGGAATTCACCTTAAATTGACAGGCACGTGTTTAACGGACAGGACCCTCGTGTGGTTCGATCACGAGAAAACACCCTTTTTGGAAGTGGCAAAAGCTGTAAGAATTAGTTCGTGTATTCCTCTGTACTTCGCCCCTGTAAAATTCGAGGATAAGTATTATGTTGATGGAGGTTGTTTACGTAATTTACCGATTGACGGATTCCCTGAAACAACACCGATCGTCCTTGATTTTATGGATTCTGTAGAAACAAAAGATATTAAAGACTTGTCCACTTTCACCGCAAGTGTCGTGAATACAATATTACATCATGTACATGTACCCCCAGTTGATACTTGTATACGTATCGAAATACCAACAGGTGATGTGAGCGCAACAGATTTTGATTTATCTGAAACAAATAAGAAATTTTTATACTATTCTGGTTACAATACTACATTGACATCTCTATCTAGGGTTTGCCAATAATTCATCATTTTCGCGCATAAATTCCATGATCATCCCCGCGTTGTCTAAGATTTTATTCATTTCGCTCTTATACAACGTAATAGGGAAGCGCCTGATACCATTAATCTGCACAGCCCCCTTTTCAGAAACCTTAAGCGTCATTTCCCTCTTATTCTTAGCTTTCTCTTGTGCGAGTTGTGCCTCAAGTTCCTTGATACGATCACTCATAGCATCTGGGTCGTTGAATTGTTCCATGTTTGTTAGTAATAAACGACGTATCTTTATATCTTTTTCTACATGAAAGAATAATGGAACTCGAAGATGGAGAAGATTTGTACAATCCAACAGCCGTGATGACACAGGACCCAGTTGTTGCTTGTGTAACGAAAAAACAGAAAAAAGCAATTCAAATAATACAAGAAGATGACTCACCCGATCCAAGAATTCTATTGGTTACCATTGTGTGCCTGTATGTATATTTACGGTTTCTTCGTTGATACGAGATACGCATTGAACGACGTATTATGCCATATATGACCTTGGTACTCGACTTCAATTGTTTCATTTTTAGACAAAGGAATCATGTACCCCTTCGACGCGTTAGAGTCTTGGGAGTATATGATTACAGGAGGTTTTATTTCGGTACTTCCCTTCACGAGACGAACCATGCAATTATTTGTATTCGATTTACTATGCGCGTGTAATTCAAATTTGTATACACCATCCACAGGGGCCTTGTACGTACTATTCTGGAAAACATTATACGGGTCCTCTACACCTGAGAAGGAAAGTTTTGTGTACAATCCACTCGTGTTGTTTTCGGACAAGTAATATCCGTTCCCATCGCTGATGAATGCGTTCACATAATAAGTTTCGACACCCGATGATGTGTCTTGTTTCACGATATTGATTTTTCCACCCATGTTCAAGTGATTTTTACATTGATAGTACAATACATCGGGTGTATCCGCACCGGGTGTAAACGTGAATGTGTAGTAATAATATTCAGGGTTCGTGTCGTGTGTCATAGTGGTTGTCCCTGGGTGTGTGGTGTATTGCTTGTACGCGGGTGTTACGCCTCGCGAATACTCTGTCGCACTAGGTCCACCTGTCGCACTTTCCGTCAAATATGGGGGATGAGTTGTGAAACTTTCGCTGATGAACGTGTATTCGCAGTTTTCAAATAAATATAATTCCTTTTGTGTGACGCCGTTGATTTCAAACTTACCATTCACGGCCTTGATATATAACCGTTTCGAGTCGTTTGTTCCATATGACCTGTTTTGCGAATCAAGGATTTCCACTGATTCGAGCATGTGTTGCGTTTTCTCCAGATAATCACCAGTTGTGTAATCTGGGTGTGTGATGTCCGTGTAATACGTACCAGTATCTCCATTCAACCATTCATTAGCCGCATCGCCGAGTGTACCGGTTACGGGTGTTCTTCCTGTATCGGATGTGTAGTACATGGGATAATGCCCATCGAGTGTGAATGGCTCGGGACCATACAATTCGCTGTACGAAAGTTTGAGCGTTACTTTATCGGATACGTTTGAAAAAAGTACAGGAGTATTGCTCAAGCTGATGAGGGCGACACGAAATCCATTCACCTGTGAAAAACTCAATTGGCTCTGGAACGGGTTATCTGTAACCCCTGTCAGCGTAATACCAGAATAATCAAAGGCAAATGCGAGTAAATCCGTTCCATTCGCATTCGTATCGAATTTCAACGTGTTCATGTTGACGTGTAAATCGATTGTTCCGTTGCTGAACGCACCAAATTCGATCGTTTCTGGTGGTACAATTTTAGCAGGCCCAGACGAGACTACCGTAGTAGTGCCACCTCCACCAGATGTCGATAATGTACTGACAGTGCTTTGCAAAGTAGCGATATCGGTAGCGTTGGTCGACACAGACGTTTGAAGCGATGCGATATCGGTAGCGTTGGTCGACACAGACGTTTGAAGCGATGCGATATCGGTCGTTGTTGTGGTTTCGGAAGCCTGAAGTGCTGTGATAGCCGGAGTGACCGTATCGTTCTTCCATGTGTTCAGATCCGTTATGGGTGATGCGCTGGAGAGCCCAGATGCGTCTAGCTTGCTCTCAAGCTGGGCATCAACGTATGCTTTTTCAGCCTTTGTTAAAACACTCGTCGTCAATGTCACTAGGTCATTCACCGCGTTCTGTATGGCAGTCGTATTCGATGACACGGATGCGGTGATGTCCTTCAATTCATCGATTTGAATCTCGGTACCTCCTATCGTAGCATACGAGTCAAGTTCTACAAGAACGGTATTATCGCTCACGCAATAAAAGTGTACGATGTCGTATACGCCTACGATGTTTGTCAGACCCATGTTTCCATCCTTTGATTTTACGTGACCTCCGGATACAGAAAATGTAACATCATTGGCAAAGGCTTGTTGGTAATATATGACGCACATCCCATTTTCGCCTTCCTGTACGTTCGTGAATCGAATAGTTTCAATCGCACGTGTGTTGCTGTTTATAGTAATCGTCGAATCGCTATCAGTCACGTCTATCTCTAATTCATTCGATGCAAATTGATACGCCGACGTTTTATCCTTCTTGGGTTTCTTAATACCTCCTTTGGTAATGCGCGTTCTTGAAGTTTCTGTACCGAAACTGATTTCTCCGTTATCGATATGTGTGATGTTATCGCCGTCACCAAATGAAATTTTATTACTTGATGGGCGAATACTCAATTCTCCATTTGCGGTGACTTCGTAGCTACAGCTCATCTTATTATTACACGACATCCTTTTTTTTAAGTCAATATCGCGGTTTAAAAATAAGCGTCGTATGTATCTTGTATAATGATTCCTATTCGTTGTTTCACTTGTGGTAAAGTCATTGCAGGTGACTACAAAAGGTACATATCCGCTATAAAAACACAAGAACCCGGGAAAGTTTTGGATGCCATGGGATACACGCGTTATTGCTGTAGACGTATGATGCTTACCCAACCACACGACGAATAAAATATTCTAAATAAAATAATAAGATGGATTTCAAGAATTCGACGTGTACGATGGCACACGTCAACGATATTAACGGTGAGGGGTCTACGGATCACAATTTATACAACTTAAAAGTCATTAAAGGCATATGCAGACAGACACGAGAATTACAACGTAAA